ATAGTAGTCGATCCGTACCTAGTAAACATGCATGACCTACAAAACCTCAAACCTGGAAGGATAGTAAGATTGCGAAGACCTGGGTGGGGTAGAGGAATGAAGGACTGTGTAAAAGTTATTAAAAGGAGATATTAATGCCCTACGATAAACTAAACGAACTAAAACGAGTGACTGACTACTACGCTGGCGATGCACTTCAAAAGCGCTTCAGTGCCATCATCAGTGGAGAAACCAACTCGGGCAAAACCTACCTACTCCGAACTGCCCGCATGCCTGTTCACATAGATTCCTTCGACCCAGGCGGCTCAAAGTGCCTTCAACCTTGGATTGATCGAGGACAAATTGTAGTCGACACCACTTGGGAAAACGAAGATCCATTTGAACCTAAGGCCTTCGCCGAGTGGAAGAAGACTACTGAAATCCGCTTTAAAGTCGGCTACTACGAAATGTTCGGAACTTACTGCATCGACGGACTAACTACATTCTCCGAAGCAGTTATGAACGACCAACTCGCAGGCAAAGACCGCGCAGGTGAAACCCCTATGCGCAACCGTGACTACATGCCACAGAAGACGCAGGTCGTCAACTATGTCCGCAAGCTCATGAACCTACCTTGCGACTTCATACTAACTGGCCATCTGCGTGAGATAGTAGAAAAAGAAACCTTTGATGCAAAGACTGGCATCAGTCAAAAAATCCTAAAATACCGTCTGCACACAACTGGACAGGCAGTAGTTACCATCCCTCTCCTTTTCGACGAACTCTATGTAATCCAAGGAAAAGGCGTTGACCCTAAGCGCGAACTCCTTATCGACTCACTCGGTCAATACATAGCTCGTTCACGGCTGAAGAAAGATGGTAAACTAAATGCCATTGAAAAGCCTGACATAAAAGAACTGTTGAAAAAATCAGGGCTTTCTTGGGAAGATAAACCAAAGCTAGAAAGGTAAGGAGGTGATGCCATTGAAGGGCGTGGTGGGATACTTATTAATCCTAACGGTTCTATCACTCCATTTTTTAGGGACTAGTTGCAGTCCGAAAGGAGGTGATGCTTGGAAGTGACACAAGCCATGCTTGATTATTACAAAAGTATGGACTTTGACAAGTGGATAAGATTCGTAAACAGAAACAAAAACACTAAACAACTTAGGAGGTTACTTAAAATGTCTATGTCTGATTACAGTGATCTAGAAAATGAAATTAAGGACGCACCGGAACCTAAAATTCTACCAAAAGGTTCTGAGGTCAAAGCACGCATTGTTAGTGTTCGCTCTGGCGTGAGCGACAAGAACGATTGCACCTGGTACAGCGTCGTCTATGACGTACCTGACGATCCTATGGTAATGGAGTTCAGCGATTTCTTCTGGGAGCTGGAGCGTGATAAGCTTACGCCGAAGCAGTTCAGCCGTCAACTCCATGCATTCAGGAACTTCGCCGCAGCCTTCGACATTGACTACTCTCGCCCCTTCGATTGGGAAGATGATCTGCCTGGCAAAGAAGGCTGGCTCATTACAGGTGTTAAGAAGTCCGACGAGTACGGCAATCAGAACACAGTGAAGAAATATGTAGCACCGAAGTGATTTAAACCTTTGGCGCGAGTGGCGTGGCAATATACTGTCCGGAATGTGACTTGCAAGCATAGCCGGGTAGCGGGTGAGTCCGATAGAAACGGCAACCGGGGATGGCGTCCTTAAACGTAGCGTGCCAGCGTTACGGGTTGCGCAGGTGCAAATCCTGCCTCGCGCCATTTAGTTAATTAAATAATTTAAATAACTGGAGGAAACTAAATGCAACGTATTCTAATCCTAGGAATCGACGGCTACATTGGCTATCCACTTGCGCTCCACCTACTTTCTCTAGGCTACGAAGTCTGTGGAGCTGACAACTATTCACGACGAGAAGTGGTTAGACAAGCAGGTGGCAACTCAATCACTCCAATAGCGGAAGCCTCAACCAGAGGCAACTTTCTATCATCACACAAGAACTTCCACGACAGAATTGCATACGTCACTTTGTCCGACACCTATATCATCGACAAAGTTTTAGAAGAATACAAACCAGACACTATCGTCCACCTTGCCGAGCAACCCTCCGCACCTTGGAGTATGAAGAATGTACGACTCTCCTGCGATACTCAGCGAGAGAATGTAGTTGGTACTCTATCATTACTCTGGGCTATGCGTAACCACTGCCCTGACGCGCATCTTTTAAAACTAGGGACAATGGGAGAGTATGGAACACCTAGCTGTGACATTCCTGAAGGGATGATTCCAAGGGAATGTCTAATAGAGCGTGAAGCCTACTGTCCTATGTCTGGCCTCCCTTTCCCTCGCTCACCTGGCTCATTCTACCACCTATCCAAAGTCCACGACACTCACAACATCATCTTTGCCTGCAAAACCTGGAACATGCGCTCAACTGACATTATGCAAGGAGTTGTCTTCGGAGTTGTCGATGACTACCATACAATGCCAGAACTCCTAACCCGTCTCGATTACGATCAGTACTTTGGCACAGCCATCAACCGCTTCTGTGCCCAAGCTGCCATCGGCCATCCTCTTACCATCTACGGCACTGGTCACCAGATTCGTGGATTTCTACCTTTAGTCGACTCACTTCAATGTTTAACTCTTGCCATAGAAAACCCTCCAGAATTTGGCGAATACAGAACATTCAATCAGTTCGAACACATCTACAAAATAAAAGACCTAGCAGCTACAGTCCAACACTTCGCACATGGACACGGACTACACGCTCCTATCCAACTCATAAACAACCCAAGAGACGAACTGTCAGTCCATCACTACAACCCTGCCCATCAAAAGTTATTCGACCTAGGTTACGAACCAAGCGATCCAGATGCTGAGATAGAAAAACTTCTCAAAGTAACAACTAGATACAAAGACCGCATAAATCCAGACTGCATCATGCCTACTACGACTTGGAAATAGATAATTTAATAATTTAATTAACTGGAGACTAAGATGAACCGAACTAACTACGAATACATACCTCGCTTCTCTTTCGAAATTAGCGAGGAGACAAAGGACAGAGCCGATAGGCTCTTAAACACTCACGGTGTCCGCAAGGCAGTCATGACTCCTATTCTCGAAGACCTTCTAGACCTAATCGAAGAGCATGGGCAGATAGTAGTCGGCGTCCTGCTAGATGAAGGTATCAAGCCCCGTGAGATAATCAAATCTATGGCGAAAGCTGAAAGGAGAAGTTCTAATGAGTAGCTTCTGTCCAGTATGTTTAAGCGAACTAGAAAACGACACTATTAACATTGGCTCAGGTGGATCAATAAAAAGAACCGACGTAACTAAATGGGAACTAACTATCCCAGGTAAAGGTTCCGTCAGAGTCTGTGGCAGGTGCTTCATTCAAACTGGCATCTTGGATGAATTAAAGAAACTTAACAACTACCTACGGAGAAACGACCAATGTCTGACATAGAAGACTTAGAACACAAATCTATCACCGACATGAGTCCAGATGAAGCTATTGAACATCTGCGTCAAATCCGCTTGTCGCGCCGTATGCCTGTGGCAAAGCCTAAGAAATCCTCCACTAAAAAGACAACTAAGAAAAAGACAAAAGAACTAACTGCAGATCAAGCAGCTAGTTTACTAAAACTAATTGAAACTCTAGAGGAGGAATAACTAATGACAATCGAAGTCGGTGAAGTGGCAATGGTACCTTTAGAATCTATCGAGGTAGGTGACAGAGCACGTGAGGAAATGGGTGATCTTAATAGCGTCGAGAAGTCTATAAAGGAAGATGGGCTAATCAGTCCTTTAGCTGTTAAAAGATTAAGCAACGGAAGCTATCTTCTCTTAGCTGGAGAACGGCGCTATGTGATACTTTCTAGAAACAAAGTAGAAAGAGTCCCTGTCAGAATCTACCCTGATGATCTATCAGACTTACAAATGAAATCAATAGAGATGGCTGAGAACTTTTACCGCAAGGACTTTGAATACTGGGAGAGCGACAATCTATTCCGTGAGATGCATGAGCTGCAACAAAAGATTCACGGCATCAAAGCTCGTGGTCCTGGCGGCTCAGGCTGGACTTTGAAAGACACTGCGGAAATGGCTGGCGTGACTGACGCTTCAGTTTCCACAGCTATCAAACGCTCTGAAGCTCGCGAAGCATTTCCTGAACTATTTGAAACCTGCAAAAGTCAGAAAGACGCTTCTAAATTAATCCAGAAATTGAATGAGGAAGTGACCAAGGATCAAATAGCTAGAAAGCTTGAAGCAGCTAAGACCAAAGGAAAGCTCAATCAGCTTTCCAAATGCTATATCCTTAAGGACTTCTTTAAAGGTGTTAAGGAAATCCCTGACGGCATCATGCATCTGGTTGAAATAGACCCACCCTACGCTATTGATTTGAAGAAGGCTAAGAAGTCCGACAGTGCTATCTCCGGCACTGCTGGTCTTGATTCTTACAATGAAGTCGACATGGAAGACTATCAAGTATTCCTAGCTCAAGTCTTTCAAGAATGCTACCGAGTCATGACCGAACACTCTTGGCTCCTCTGCTGGTTCGCACCTGAGCCTTGGTTCGAAGTTGTTTATCGAGAACTAAACAACGCAGGCTTCAGCACAACTAGAATGTGTGGCATCTGGACTAAAGGCTACGGTCAAACTAAGCGTCCTGAAATCCATCTAGCCAACACTTACGAAATGTTCTTCTACGCATGGAAAGGTCGTCCGGCACTTAACAAAGCAGGCAGGGGAAACCAATTCGACTTCTCTCCAGTGCCTTCAAATCAAAAGACTCACCCTACTGAACGACCAATCGAGTTGATGAAAGAAATCTATGACACCTTCGCCTTCACTGGCAGTCGTGTGTTAATACCTTTCCTCGGCTCCGGCAATGGCCTAATTGCAGCAGATCAGCTTGCAATGTCACCTGTTGGATTTGAACTAACCAAACAGTACCGAGACAGCTTTCTTGTCAAAGTGCATGGGATGGAGTAGATAATTAAAATTTTTAATTAACTAAGGAGAAAGACTAATGACAATAAAACTTTATGCAGAACCAGAATGTTGGAAGTTCAAAGAAAAACATCCAGATATATTCTCTTCATTCGGCTGTGGCCCTGGAGGAATAGGAGATTTCTTAGTACCAGACACAGTCTGGGGACTGTCAATTAAACCAGCTTGTCAAATCCATGACTGGTATTATAGATTCTATCCGTATAGAACGGAAGCGGATAGAAAAATAGCTGACACTATATTTGGTAACAATATGCTGAGAATAGTCAACTACTATACCAAAAGTAGATTCCTAAGGAGGAGGAGATATATAAGAACAGGAATATACTACAAAGCAGTCCGTAGTCTTGGTGGTCCTGCTTGGCACGATGAGGATGATCTTGATACCTATCTAAAAACATACACATCAGTTTGATAATTAACTAAGAGGTTAGCTATGAACAAACACACTTACGTCGGCCCATCTGGAGACCGCCAAGCTAAGATGGCCATCATAGGCGAACAGCCCTCCTTCATGGAAGTTCGCAAGGGAAAGCCTTTTGTCGGCCCTGCTGGTGGCATCCTAGACGAATGTCTTCAGATGGGAAGAATCCCACGCTTCGAACTATACCTATCCAACGTCATCAAGGATATGGATAAGCCTCTTCAATCCTACATCCACATAGATCCTCGTGGGAACTCGACCGTGTCAAAAGCTGGCTGGGAGTACATAAATGAACTTGGTGAGGAACTCAGAAAACTTCCTGACCTAAACGTAGTAGCAGCGACAGGCAACGTGCCACTCCTAGCTCTCTGCTCTCGTACTGGAATAACTAAATGGCGCGGCTCAGTAATCGAATCCACTCTCATCCCTGGTCTAAAAGTAGTCCCTTGCTTTCACCCTGCTACTCTCCTCCCACCAAAGTTCCAATTCCTAAACAAACCACTAATCGTCGAAGATTTAATGAGGGCCTACAATGAATCAGAATTCAAGGAGATTAGAAGATCTAGCCGTAAATCTATTATTAGACCATCTTTCGACCAATCAGTCTCGTACCTCAACTATTGTTACGAAGTCGGATGCAGAGGCAGAACGATTGACATTGACATTGAAGTTATTAATGGAGAAGTCGATTGTATCTCATTTGCTTACACTCCGAGAGAGTCCATCTGCATTCCGTTTAGATATAGCCAAGGGGACTACTTCACTGTCGAACAAGAATACGAAATAATGCTGCTTATTGCTAAGATAATTCAAGAAGAAAAAATCTCCAAAGGTGGCGCGAACTTCATCTTTGACATTCAGTTCATGCTCCGCAAGTATGGCATCGTCCCTCGCGGCGAACTCCACTGTACTCAAATAGCTCAGAAAATCTCCTTCCCAGACTACAAAGCTGGCTTAGACTTCGTAACAACTATGCACACTGACGTGCCTTACTACAAAGAAGATGGTAAGCAGTGGATGAAGATGGGAATGGGGACTTGGGATGAGTGGTGGACGTATAACTCAATGGACACTATGGTACCTAACGAGGCCCGTCCTAAGCAAATCCAAGAACTTATTAAGCAGAATAACCTAGAAACCTACGACCGCCAGCGTAAGTTACTTAAGCCACTAATTTACATGGCTGAGCGTGGAATTAGAACCGATGTGTCTGGAATGGAGGAGTGTAAGAAAGTCGAACAAGCTAAGCTAGATCTTCTAACCGAAGACCTTCACAAAGCAGTAGGCTACGAGATAAACCATAACTCGCCACAGCAACTAATGCATTACTTCTACGACGAGTGCAACATTAAACCTTATAAGAAAAGAAATAGCAAAGGTCAATACGTAGCAACTTCAGACGTCGACGCACTGAAGCGTATCTCACGGCGTAGAATTAAAGGCTCAACCGCTGCACAATTAATGCTTGACATTCGTTCTTTGTCCAAGCGTATTTCAACTTACTTAAACATAGGAAAGGTAGATAAAGATGGGCGATACAGATCTTCTTACAAACCTGTTGGTGCTGAGACCGGAAGGCTCTCATCAGGTGAAACTATATTTGGGACTGGAGGTAACCAACAAAACTGGCCACACGACTTACTTAGATACTTTCTATTTGACGAAGGATATATCGGCTACTCCATTGATCTTAGCCAAATTGAGAACAGAATTGTCGCTTACGTTGGAGGAGTTATTGAGCAGATTCGCGCCTTCGAAAACGGAATAGACCTCCACCGTCTTACTGCCTCAGTCATCTTCGGAAAACCCTACGATGAAATCTCAGGCGAAGACGGTTCTTCAACCCTCGGCGACGGACGCCAGTCCGAACGCTTCTGGGGAAAGAAAGGTAATCACGCTACCAACTACGACGTACAGTACAAAACCTTCGCACTTAAGAACGAAATGCAGGAAAACGAAGCAAAGGCTATTCTAAATAGAATCCACCGAGGCTATCCACAAATTCAGAATGGCTATCACAAGATCATTCAAAACATGCTATTGAAAAATAGAATGGTCACTAACCTAATGAATCGCAATAGACTTTTTCTTGGTCCGATAGTTGCAAACCCACCTAATGTCCCAAAGCATGCAGTTCAAACTACATTCCGTGAAGGCTACGCACAGCTACCTCAGTCTACAACGGCCGACAAGATTAATGAACAAGGGATTGAGTTTATCTATTATAATCAGGGCACATTCAGACCTGTTGAACTCCTAACTCAAATCCACGATTCGATAGTGTTTCAAATCCCTAAGTCAGTCCCTCTGGACGAACATGCCAGGCTAATCATTCTGATTAAGAAATCCCTCGAACAGTCCCTGTACTGGCACGGCAGAGAAATCCCTACACCTGCTGATCTATCCATCGGCTGGAATATGTGTAAGGAGGACATGACCGAGATTAAAAGCAAAGACATACCACATGATAAGTATCAATTAGCTAACAAACTAAAGGAGGTAACTGATGGATTCGATAGACAGATTGATAGACCAAGTTGCAGAAGCATGTAAAATAGTTATGAAAGAGAAGATAGAAAGCAACTACGGCTCTAAAATAATCAGTGGAAGAATGGTTAAACTAGCTGAGACTGCAAATACTATAACTATATTCATACCAAAAAATCTACAAGGTAAAGACATTCAAATACACTATCGTTCATATACTGACGATGTAAAGTAATCAAGGGAATAGCCACATATGCCTTCTGAGCGGAAATTAAATGACTGGATCGGCGGCTTCATGCAGTACACTGAAAACACGGAACCTCCAAAGCTATTCCGTAAGTGGACAGCTATATCATGTATAGCATCAGCTATGCAAAGGAAGATTAGAATAAACTGGGGAACTGCCCTTGTGTTTTATCCTAACTTCTACATCGTCCTAGTCGGCCCAAGTGCAACTGGTAAAGGTACTGCGATGAATCCTGGATTGAACATACTAGATGAAATCCCTGCTATTCGTCTCAGTGCTCAAGCCACTTCACTTCAAGCACTAATCCGACGCCTCAAGGATACAAATCTGACCGACATAGACATGGTGACTGGCGAGCAGATCTATCACTCTTCCCTTACAGTCTTCTCCAAAGAATTTACTGTATTCCTAGGCTACCAAAATCGCGAGTTAATGGCGGCCCTTTGCGACTGGTATGACTGCGACAGAAAGTGGGTATATGAAACTATCTCACGAAAGACAGAACAAATAGACGGTGTCTGGTTCAATCTCATAGCCGGAACAACTCCTGACTTAATTCGCTCCTCCCTACCAATCGAATCAGTAGGTGGCGGTCTAACCAGTCGCATCATCTTCATATACGAAGAAGCTCCTGATAAACTAGTAACCCTACCTACCGAAACAAATGCTGAACGTGAGCTATTCGAATGTCTAGTCCACGACTTGGAAAAAATAAGTCTAATGTCAGGCAGCTTTAAATGGACTGCTGGATTTGCAGAAGGATGGGACAGCTGGTGCAGGGCAAACTTCAACAACCCTCCATTTAGAGACTCCAAGTTCGACGGATACAATGGGCGCAGAAGAGTCCACTTAATAAAACTAGCTATGGTTGTAGCTATGTCGCACGGCCAGAATGGATTGATACTTACAAGTGGTGATCTGAAGGAAGCAGCTGAGCTATTAGCCGAAGCCGAAGTTAAAATGGCACTGACATTTAAAGGTGTTGGAAAGAGTGACATTGCCGAGCTTGTGCACAAGGCTTCTTCATTCATCATGAGATCAAAGACTGCACAAATACCTCTATTTCAATTTGCTAGATACTTCGAGAATGACATGGATAAGTTTGTAATGGATAGAGTTTTATCAACCCTGGAAATGAGCAAAGGGATTAAGGTAGTTACCAAGCCTGGCGCTGATTCCTACATTCAAAGATTGGGGGATGAGGAAGATAATTAAATAATTTAATTTACTTATTCACCATCTGCTTCCTAACCTCCTCCCTAAACCCTTCAGAGATGACACCGCCAGCTCTGGAGACAATCCTGTATTCTTTCCAGAGCTGTTTCCTTTCTTCTTCATTAGCCTTGCTAAGTCTATCAACGAATAGACTTGCCTTAGCATCTACATTCAAACCTTTCATTCTTCTCCAAAAAGATTTCTCTGGCAGGTCCTTAATAGCTCTCTCCCACTTAAACCTATCCATCAACCTATCATAAGTATCTCTATCTTTAAAAGACTTAGCATAAGTAACTATGTCTTTCAACTTAGCAGAGTCCTCATAAAGGTATCCATCCACCAGCGTGTCCATCCCTCTATTCTGCACGAAGTTTTCCAATGTAGCTTCTTCCTCTGCTTTATCAACCTTAGCTACATGCTTTGAGTAGGGATTAGTGATGCCTATAAATCTTTTAAACATAGGAGTCCTTGCAAGAACCATCGCTAGATGCT